TCATAAGTATTCTCTAGATCAAATCTTTTCTCTGCTGTCGAACGAACTGGTCTAAGAAGGTCGGCATAATCAACAATAATCATGTCAGGTATTATGTTTCTCTTCTTAAGGCGCTCAATGTGCTGCTTGATTGTCTCAGTAGAAGCTGACTTTGTTGGATATTCCTTTATAATTAGTTCTCCTTCTAAGTCTTGGACAACATCGAAAACTTTTTCTTTATTTCTTAGTAGATCTCCAAGGGGAACGCCACTTATACATGAGTCATAGCGCTGACCGACAACGGTGTCTGCCAACTCCAAAGTGTAGTGCACAACGGTCTTTCCTTCTTTGATGGCTGTTGAGCCAAGATGACAAAGTACCATTGACTTTCCGGCTCCGGTTGGCGCAATGACAACTCCAAGTTCTCTACGTCCGAGTCCGCCTTGGCAGAGATCGTCAACACGCTCCCAGCCAGTGGAAACAGGGAATCTTGGCTTGAGAACA